GGTGCTATACTTCTGCTGTGCGGAATATTCAAGCTCGGCGGACTGGTACAGTTTATACCCACACCTGTTATCACAGGCTTTACATCGGGTATAGCAATAATCATTGCATTCGGTCAGATAAATAACCTTACGGGACTTAAATGCGAGGGTGCTTCTACTATAGATAAGATAGTAAGCTACTTCAACACGCCTCAGACACTGAATTTTGAGGCAATAGCAATCGGCGTATGCGTTATAGTGTTTATGCTTATTTATCCCAAAAAGCTCAATGCTATCATCCCGTCGTCGCTTATGTCTATTATAATAGCAACGGCGCTGAACTTCATATTCAATTTCAATGTCGGCATTGTAGGCGAGATACCGCAGACGCTTCTGCTTAACGACAGGCTTGATATTACGGCGATAGATTTTGACACGGTAAAGAATCTTATATTCCCTGCAATCAGTATTGCGGCACTCGGACTTATCGAGAGCCTTTTGTGCGGTGCGAGCGCTGGCAGAATGAAGAATGAGAAGCTCGACAGCGATCAGGAGCTTGTAGCACAGGGCATAGGCAATATGCTGATACCCTTTTTCGGCGGTGTGCCTGCGACAGCGGCAATCGCAAGAACGAGCGTTGCCATAAAGAGCGGCGCACAGACAAGAATAGCCGGTGTAATACATTCACTGGTGCTTTTAGCGTCAATGTTCCTGCTCGGCGGCGTAATGTCAAAGATACCTATGGCGGCGCTTGCAGGCGTACTTATCGTAACTGCGTGGAGAATGAACGAGTTTGCGGTAATAAAGGACATTTTCGGCAGAAAGATAAAGACCGCAATGTTCCAGTATCTTATCACAATGGCGGCAACGGTTATATTCGACCTCACTGTCGCAATTATAATCGGTATACTTTTCTCGGTCATCATGTTCGTGCTTAAGGTTTCGGATATGACGGTTAATGTTGCGGATGTTGACCCTGCTAAGATAGATATAGCCGACAAGGACGGAAAGCTTGGCGGCACAAAGGTCGTATATGTCACAGGTCCGCTTTATTTCGGAACATCAAACAAGCTGTCAGAGAAGCTGTCACATCTTGAGGTCGATGACGGCGGAAAGCTGATATTCTCAATGCGTGGCGTGCCTATAGCGGATATTTCCGGTGTACAGGCTATGAAGGAGCTTTGCGACAGCCTTTCCGCAAGGAAGATAGAAATATACTTCTCGTGCGTACAGCCTGCCGTTGACGAAATGTTCCACCGCTGCGGCCTTATAGAAACCTACGGCGAGGAGCGTTTCTTCTGGAGTACCGACAAGGCGATGAAATTCATTGCAGGCGAAACCGAAAACGTCTGCCCCCTCTGCTCCGCAAACACATCAAATACAGCCGTAACCGCAGAAACGGCAAGCGTATAAATCTAAAACAAAAATCAGCCCGCAGGAAGATAAAACTCCTGCGGGCTGTTGCTGTATGCTAATCGTCTTTGTCAAAGCCCTGTGACATTACAATATAGCTGATAAATACTAAACCGAATATAGAAAGTGCTATCAGAAGTTGATCTTTGATATTGCAGATTATCAGAATAAAACCGACAATAAGAATAATCAATCCTAAAACAAGCCAGAAGGTTGTTATTGCATTCTTGCGGGCACTGTTAGTGTCCTGATAGATGTCATAGCGACGATGAATTCTCCTGTTGCGATTTCTTACAGAGGGCATTTCATCCTCCTCGTTCATCATATCTTCAAAAAGCTCGAAGGTGAAAAAATCATCAAAGGCATCGTGCTTACCGTTTCCGTTCCAGTCAAACATAATATCGCTCCTTTCACAAGGACTTTGTTTATGTTGTTATTGTAGCATAGACAGTGTACAATAAAAAGGACAAATATCTTAAAATTAGAATAACGCTGTGTATTTGTTGCTGACAATTTCAAATAAAACGAGTATAATATTAATGATATTTTTGTAAGGGTGGCGTTGCTGACGTTGCCCTTATTTTATTAAGTAAATTTATAATTTTGTGCGTTCTCCTCGCAAGGCTGACAGCAAAAAACAAGCACCGCAATCAAATAGGCTTACTGTGACTTTCAGTATGTTAAATTTATTCAATACGGCAAATAGGACGAATCATCTCCCATAGCATCAAAGTGTCGCCTGTAACGGCGAGGGATAGTGAGGTCTGAGAAATATCCTATATCAGACAGAACGTGCGAAATAGCCGTAAATCCATCGTTATAGAAGCGTGTTATACGTTTCTTCCTGTCGGTAATTCCGCAGTAGTCATGCGGGCATACGAATGTCCATTCGGCAGAGCGGTCGTCAACTATTACTCTGAAATATTTATCAATGTCATTCTGGCTTATGCCGAAGTTTGCAAGCAGTATATGATGCTCAAAGCTGTCGTCAAGCCGTGACATAAGTACAGTTTCACCGTCAAAGGATATTGCAAATATCAACGGTTCTTTTTTAGCAATATATTCATTTACCGTTTTTTCGTCCGGGTATTTACGATATGTCATAAATTCACCTGATTTCCGTATTTAAAAGCTGATTCCGAATCTTATATATTAATTATAGCATTTCCGTCAGAAAATTGCAAATCCTGCCTTGGTGCGTTCTCCTCGCAAGGCTGACAGCAAAAAAACAAGCACCGCAATCAAATACGGTTTACTGTGGTGCAAAGCCGGTGACCGCAAAAAAGTTGTCAGCGATGGCAAGGCTGACGAGTGCAGTACAAGCGAGCAGCCTTGCCGAGCGTTACTTTTTTGCGAAAAGGAGGAACAGTGGAGCGGGTGACTGATTTTTTATAGCATAAAAAATCGGAACAAGCGTAACTCGTTCCGACGTGGCACGCCTGATGCGATTCGAGACGCACCTGTGCGTTCTCCTCGCAAGGCTGACAACAAAAAACAAGCACCGCAATCAAATACGGTTGATTGCGATGCAGTTTTTTGGCACGCCTGATGCGATTCGAACGCACGACACATAGCGTCGGAGGCTTAGGCTCTATAGTCTGTAGATTGGCTATACAACTGGCTTTATAAGCTGTTTGACTTGCAATTTGACTAGTGTTTGACTAGTGTTTTTATATGCTCTTACGTTGCTTGTCGCAATTTTGCATTCAAATGTTCGTTAAATTTATCGATATTTTTTGCCTTGTAAGTCTTGTCTAAGTGCGTGTAAATTTTGAGGGTTGTGGATATATCCTTGTGGCCTGCCTGCTCTTTTGCTGTCATAATATCCACACCTGCAAGATACATCAAGGTTATAAATGTATGCCGTAAGCAGTGGGCTGTGAAAGGTTCAATCACGAACGGAACACCACCGGGCTGAAAACGGCTTGTCGGTTTGTCGCATAATGTGTTATCAAAATTGCCGTGCTCATAGTTCAGGACGGACATATAACTTTCCCACATTCTGCGCCAGGACGTGTTGCTGTGCATCTTGTCATTTGCAGTCCGGCATACGAGAAAGCCGTCATGCTCCGCACCTTTCAGATAGTCAACGAGCACATCGGGAATATAGACAATTCGTTTTGAGCTTTCGGACTTGCCGTAGTTTTTGACTTTAGCCTGATTGCCTGAGAACTCTACAAATCGTGCTATCTTGATAGTTTTACTGCTTAGGTCAATATCATTCCATTGAAGCGGTATGAGCTCGCTCTTTCGCAACCCGGCATACATCATGATCATTGCGGCAGTCTGGGCTCTGTGGGGCGTAGTTCTTATCCACTCCTGCTCTTCATCGGTCAGAGCACGGCGCTCCTCCGCAGGCTTTACCTTTGCAGGAAGTTTTACATTCCGGAAAACGTTATAGTCTGTGGCTCGGTTCTCAATAGCCAGGTCAATGACACTTACCGATATTTCATACACCGCTTTAATTGTTCTCTTGGAATAGTCCTCCTGAGCCATGTCTATGAGAATATCACGCAAATCCGATGAGGACAGTTTTGCTATCGGAAGATTATACAACGGTTCAAGGTGCTTGTAGTAGCTCTGCGTATTCTTATACCACTGTTCCGAAACGTCGGGTTGCTTGTATTTTATCCACTTTTTGCCCCAGTAGTCGAAGGTTTCACGGCAAGCATCAAGATCTATACCTTTACCAAGCTTGATTTTAAGCGAGTTGGACTTTTCTTCGACTTCTTTCTTTGTGTTTCCGTAAACAACACGGTATTTCTGCTTGCCGTTGTTATCGGTACCGATATAAACCGATTGCTGATAACGGCCGTCCGCACGTTTTTTCATATTTACACCTCCTATAATATTTCCCCGCTTGTTACGGCGGGGAAATATTCATATATTTGCGTTTTTACCGTAGAATATCTTGCCGCTTTCTAAGTTCTTTTTGTAATAGCAGGATTTAGAACGGATTATATCCGGGTGCAAGCACTTTTTAGCATCTGAACACTTCAAATATAATCCGCAACACCCAAAATGATCTGTTGGCTCAAATATTCTGACATTCTCATCAGTAATAAGTTCAGCAGCTTTTACAGCTTCGTTTTGTGTGTGGAATGTACATTGTATGAAATTCTGAGGGCTTTTCAGCAATTTTGTACCTGCAGGAGATATTTCAAGCGTATCATAAACTCTTTTATTGCAAGAAATTACCGTGAATTTTGTATTCACTTTGAAGAAAAGACATTTTTCAAAATAGATCGAATACCCGGTAAGTTTGTCTTTGCTTTTGTTTTCCTGTATGCTGAAAAGCCCGTTTGAACATTTCCATTTTGCTGAAACTGTGACTATTATGTTTTCTAAAGTAGTTTTACAATCTAAATCTTCGGGTTCATTTTCAAATAATGCTACCTGCTCTATCATAACTGCACATCCTTTTCTTTTAGTATCATAATCGGATAGCCTTTGCTTCTGAGTTCAATTGCTTTCTTCGCCTTAGTGCCATAAGTTCCGCAAGCCCAGCTGTCAGAACCTTTTTCGCCTATAAGAAGAATGTCGGTTTTTCTTGTAACGTTACTAACTACCGTAGCACCTATTTCAGACAATCTTTCTTGTACTTCTTGCTTACTCCCATAATCAAAATCACCGGTCAGACAGATAGACTTGTTGCTAAGCTCTATATCAACGGCTCCTATTTCTGCATTAAGCGGATTGATTTGTGCTTTAAAAAATTCGAGGAGATAATCGAGCTCGGATTGCTCTATTATTCCGTCCTCAATCACTTTCCAGATTGCGTTATTTATAATGTCGTATGGGTAATTACCTGCGAGCTGTTCGTTATTGTTCATCCATTCTTCAAGTCTTAACAGTTCTTCTTGTGTTAGAATGTCATCGCAGGTTATGCCTATCAATATGCCGTGCAAAGTTTGTAACCCTTTTGTAATAGGATTCAGCACTCTTTGTTTCGGCGGCTTTATTTCAAGTACAAGAGCGGAATGATTTTTCAATGCTGTCATTAAGCTGTGAGTATGGTAGCAGTCTGCAAGAGCTCTGTGATGTATACCGCTATCTTTTATTCCGAGCTGTATTATCATATCTTCGAGCTTGTGGCTGACATCGGGGTATTCTTGCTTGCATGCAGCCAAAGTATCGTATGTATCATTTTTAAAATCAAGCCCATAAGCAACGCATTTTTTACTGATGAAATTAGCGTCAAATGCAATGTTATGTCCTACGACCGTATCATTATCAACAAATCGCAGAAAATCAGATAGGGTATCGTCAAGCTCTTTTGCATCTGCCAACATATCATCTGTTATGCCGGTAATCTGAGAAATAGTTTTTGACAACGGCTTGCTCGCTTTTATAAGCTGAGAAAATTCAGCAACGATTTTGTTATCACGAACACGCAAAGCACCGATTTCGATGATATTATCATTGTCCGGCGATAAGCCTGTTGTTTCGATGTCTACTATCGAGCAGTCGTTCAGTTCCTGTATATTCATTGTTGCACCTCCTATTTCAAACGCTTAATAACAACGACTGCTTACTGCAAATATGTAATCCTTCGAATAAAAAAAGAAAGGTTTTATCGGTACTTTAGTCTGCTCGTAGTTCCAACAAGCGTCAAACATTTTGTTTTCGATATCGAGTAATGAATCTACGTTAATACCTTTGCGTTGCTGTTCAGAATGTGACATCAATTGTATTTTGTCAATATCAGTACCACTAAGATACTGCCATATTTCGTATGACAAACTGGATATTCTATTTTGCACCACAACGGTAGACACATTGTACATATTACTTAGTTTTTCCGATAAATCAAAAATTGGCATTGAGTGCTCGTCAAATGTTTTACTTTCATTTCTAATTATCGGAAGTATTTCTTTGTATGGCATAAGAAATTCAGCTGCACCCTCATTTGCAAGCCATTCAATATAACTATTTTGATTAGGTCTAGTATTTCCAAAACAATTCAAAGTAGTTCCAGGCTCATCAACAGTCAAAATGTGTGTTAGTTCATGAAATCCATGATAGTTTTGTTCGACAAACGACTTGTTTTCGTTTAATAGTATAACATGATTCTCATCTCTGTTTTTAGCAATTCTAACAATTCCTCGCAAATCATACGTCGAAAAAGGAAGTGTTTTTATCTTAACATTCTTAAATTTCTTACATAATTCAAAAATATCAAGAGGATAATCTGAACTAGAAATATTAAACTGGACTCTTTTTTCTGCGATTAACTTATATAGTTTTTCCTTAGTGTAGTAACTAATAATTATTCCTCCTTATTGCCCTTATCTTTAAGTTTCAAAATCATTGCAATTGCCATTTCAATATCATTAGGGTCTATTCCATTGTCTTGTGCTTTTTTTGCGAAACTAAAATAAATATTATTCACTTCATTGTTTAGATTACTATCGTCACCTATCAAATCACTAACTGAGACGCACAAAAAAGTTGCAATTTCTTTTAAGTATTTATTGTATGATCTGCTTTTTCCGTTTTTCCATGCTGAATAAGTACTTTTATCTAACCCTAGATAATCGGTGAGTTCTTTTTGTGTTTTATTTTTTTTAATAAGCAATTCTGAAATTTTATCTATTATCTCCATATTTTCACCCTCCTTTTTGTTGGGATTTAACAAAGTTGAAAAAATAACAACTTAAAGGGTTGACAATTGGAATAATATCAACTATAATATGCGTATACGGTTGATGAAATTCCAACTTTTCTTTAGTTCAAGTTTAGCTGACAGACTAAAGGAAAGTTTACAATTTTTAAACTTTGTTGATTTAATAGTAACAGTTTTATCAACTTGTGTCAATAGTATCAAACGAAATTTGTTGATTTGCTGAAAGGAGGTAGGAATATGTACGATGAATTTAGGCATTTTGCCAAAGAAAATCTTAAGAGTAAGCGGATGACATATTATAAACTTGCGAAGAAGATTGGTTTTACAGAAAGCACGATTAAATGTTTTATGTGCGGGGCAAATAACAGTCGAAAGGTTGCTGAAAAAATTGCAGATGAATTAGGAGTAAAACTAGTTTACTGTGATAAAAAGTACATACCATTTTTTAAAGATTAAAGGAGGACATACATGAACAATTTACAGATTTTCAACAACGCCCAGTTTGGCGAGATAAGGACAATTGATGAGAACGGCACAGTGCTGTTCTGTGGCTCGGACATTGCAAAGGCACTCGGGTATTCAAACACAAAAGACGCACTTGCAAGACATTGTAAAGAAGATGGGGTAGTGTTTCACGACCTCATCGACAACATGGGCAGAGAACAGCATGCAAAATTTATCAACGAGGGCAATGTCTACCGCCTGATAACGCACAGCAAGCTTCCTGCGGCTGAACAGTTTGAGAGCTGGGTGTTTGACGAGGTGTTGCCAACAATACGCAGAAACGGTGCATATATGACAGACGATACACTTGAGTATGCTCTGACGTCTCCGGACTTTCTGATACAGCTTGCAACAAAGCTCAAAGAAGAAAAAGCAAAGCGTATAGAGTTAGAAGCACAGGTTGAGCAGGACAAGCCTAAAGTGTTATTTGCAAGAGCAGTCGAAACGGCACACACATCCATACTGATAGGCGACCTTGCGAAAATCCTTAAGCAAAACGGCGTTCAGACAGGACAGAAAAGGTTATTCGAGCAGTTAAGGCAGGACGGTTATCTGATAAAGGGCGGCAATTCGCACAATATGCCCACACAGAGAGCAATGGAAATGGGATTGTTTGAAGTCAAGGAAAGCACGGTGAACAATCCGGACGGTTCGATAAGAATAAATCGTACAACAAAGGTAACCGGAAAAGGTCAGACATATTTTATAAACAAATATATGGCGGTGTAAGTGAGGTGCGTTATGTACAAAAAGACACAGTTCCCTGAGATGATGAATACGGAACAGGCGGCAAGGTACATCGGAATAGACACGGGTACCTTGCGTAAATGGGCAAGGAACGGAGATATTCCTGCTCACAAGGTAGGACCTAAGCTCTGGCGGTTTTTCAAGTCAGAGCTCGCAGAAAGGATGGAGATGAATGAAAATAGCTAAGATAATCGCCTACATACTCTCACAGCTCCTGCGGCTGTGGATAACAGCCTCTGCCGCCATGATGATGTACATACCTATGTCAGCACTGGCTTACGCAGAAAGGGGCTATAAAGCCGTAGGCGGCGAGATGTTACCCGTTGCAATAGTTGCTGTTGCGGTCTGGTACGGGCTGGGATGGCTTATGCGGGAGTGGTGCAAGGATATGATAGGAGGCGGACACGATGACAGATCTTGAGCGAATTGCCAAGGAAGCCACCGATCACGGCATGAGCTACGGCGAGTATGTTGCCTGGCAGGCAAGAGCCACAATTGAGCAACAGCAAAACTTCCGCAGAGCACGGCAGGTAGCGGAGATACGAAGAAAGAGAGGAAAGAAGAAATGAAGTATAAGGTAACAGCTACGTTTGATGCAATAAACGAGGCAATGGCGCTTGTCAATGCTCTTGTCGGTGTTGTCGATGAGGTCGAGATGATTGACGAGGAGGACGAAGACGATGTATAAATGCGAACGTTGTGACTGGACAGGCTCGGCATCAGAGCTTGGACACTACACTGAGTATCGTGGCGAGTGTCACGGTGCACCTGCGTGGGAAACATTACCGTGTTGCCCGGAGTGCGGATATGATGTTGAGAACATCAAAGAAGAGTAAAAAAAAAGAGCTCCCCGAAGGGAGCAAAGCAAATTTTACACAAGACCAGTATAACACTGGCAGGAGAAAAAGTCAATATGAGTATCAAAGAAAAACTTACAGCTGAGCTGACAGACGCAAAGCTCGGCAAGTATGAAACAGCAGTAAAGAATGCTGTGATGAAAACTATCTGCAAATTCTGCGAGCAGAATGCAGAGTTTAAACAGGCCATAGAGCAGTCAGGCAAGTCTTTTGCCGACTGCCTCAAGGCAACGGTCAAAGGTGTAGGCGCAAGTCTCGAAGATCTCGAAGTATACAAGCGTGCTGTAGCGTTTTACTTTCCCGGTGCGGATATAAAATGCACTATGACGCTTGATCTCGGTGACGGCGGATTCAGCAGCAAAACATCCACAGAAGCTGACAGCGGCAAGCTACAGCTTGATCTTGACAGCCTGCTCGACTTCTGAGGTGTGGTATGACAAGAAAAGAAGCCGAAAGCTATACAGACAATTTTCCGCCGCTTAAAGCAGAGCTTGAACGTGAGCTTAGAAAGACGTTGCCGATTAAGTATCTTATTATAGATAATGACGGCACAGCATATTGCACGGCATGCGAAGAAAAGCTGTATCCCGGTGAGTATGACAGCTCAATCAAACACAGACAGACTACCGTATGCTCGCACTGCGGCGAAACTGTCACTGCGATATACAATTATCACAATTTTCACGGCTCGGTTGTTGAGTGCAAATCAAATGTCGGAGTGTTTTTGTCAGACGGAAAAACCGATAATCTGTACATACGTTTCTATACGGTTACGCTGCTTTTTAATGCTCGTGAAATTATGCCGCATATCGCAATCAATGAGGTTCAGCGGTATTTGTTCACGGCAAATCAAGCGTTCCGTTATGGTCTTAAATACGCATGGGAGAGTAAAAACGGTTACTACACAAAGGTAGTGACAGGCTGGGGGCTACGAGCAAAATTTAGCGAGCCTGTATTTCTGAATTATAGCGATTACAGCTTCGTTAATTTTCCTGCATTAAAAGGAACAGCTTGTGCTCATTCGGCAATAAGCGAGAACTTCGGAAGCATATCATATCTGAAATTCTGGCAGGCACACAAAAATGTTGAGGCACTAATTAAGTGTGGCTTATATAGCAGTGTTAAGTACAACGAAGACATGATCGACTGGGCCGAAACCGAACCGCACAAAATGCTCGGCGTAACAAAAGATGTTATGCGGGCAATCCGCAAAGGGCAAATCGGGTACAGAGACTATCTTAGAATAAAAGAAGAATTTCCTAAGATTACCAACCTCGACCGTCTTATAGAAACAAATAAACATATAGGATATTCATTTGGTATACTCGACAGCCTCAAGAGAAAACTCAAGACCGACAAATACGAAATTGCGAAGTACATTTTAAAGCAGAATGTAAATATCAACGATTATTCGGATTATGTCCGTATAATGCAGAGCTTCGAAGCCGATTTCAGCGACAGACAGATATGCTTTCCGAAAAATCTTAAAGCGGCTCACGATCGTGCAGAAGCTATGCGGCAGGCACGAGAGCTTGAAGAAAAAGCAAAGAAAAACGCTAAGCTGGCCGAACAGCTGAACACTTTGAAGATCAAGCGAAAGATACTTGAATTTTCGATTGGTGATTACTTTATCCGCCAGCCCGTCAGCACAGACGAAATAGTTGCCGAAGGTCAGAAGCTAAGCCACTGTGTCGGCGGCTACGCCGAAAGGCACGCAACCGGCAAGCTGACAATTATGTTTCTCCGCCGAAAATCTGCACCGGACGAGCCGTACTACACGATGGAGGTATCAAACGACTATAAAATAGTCCAGTGCAGAGGTTATAAAAACAACTGGGTTACAAACGGCGGACAGGAAAAACCACAGGAAATAATCAATGTCGAAAAGATGTATCAGCAGTACCTTGACAGTATTGCGGCGAAAAAATCAAAAACAAAATCAAGGAGGAAAACAGCATGACCAAACAGCTTACACTGTATCAGCAGGCTCAGGCGGTGCATCAGGATCTGATGATTCAGGAACAGGTTGTAGCTCAGTCTTTAACGCAGATTGCCATAGACCTTAAGGAAATCAGAGATAGGCGGCTTTATGCAGAACTCGGATATTCCGATTTTGCCGAATACTGCGAAAACGCCACAAAGACGGGAAAAAGACAGGCTTATAATCTCATATCACTTGTTGAACAGTACAAGATAGATGATCTTTCCAGACTTGCGTATCTCGGCAGTACCAAACTAATAGCTCTTAAATCTCTCGGCAAAGAGGAACGTGAGGAGCTTATAGAGAGCGGCAAAGCTGAAGAACTGTCAGTGAGAGAGCTTAAGGAAAAGATAAAGGAGCTTACCGATAAAAACGAACAATTACGCTTTGAGTTTACATCAGTAACTGACAGTGACAAGGATAAAGACAGCAGAATCAATTCGTTACAAGCACGGCTTGACAATACAGGAAATGCTATGCGGCGAACCGCAGAAGAAAATGAAAAGCTGAAGTTACAGATAGCTGAACTTGAAAAGCGTCCTGTCGAAGTGGCAGTTGCCGAACCGTCGGTCGAGGATATT